TATGCATGGAGGGGGTGTAATTTTCGAGACCCCCCCTATGCCTTTTTAGCTCTCTATGCTGGTGTCTTACTCTCTGTTGGTAAACGTTTTCCATTTCGCCAAACTTTTTTGTAAATATTTAAGAAATCGTTATCAATCACTGTATCGATTGCTCTTTCATGTTCTTCATCAGACTCTTTTTCTGACATATCATCAGTAATCTGCTCAATCCTACCTAATATCGAGCAAGTGTTGTAACCTTTTTCTACATCAAACAGAAACCATTGAGTGAACTGTTCAAATGGGTCAAAAGGATTATCAAATGTAGTTAATCTACAATCATTAGTCATTCAAATTCACTCCTTTTCTTTATGCTGCTTTAAGATACTTAGAAACAGTTGACGTAGAAACGCCAAGCTTATCTGCAATCTGTGCTATTGTATACGATGCAGACATCGCTTTGATTCGGTTCACTTTAGCTGTGGTAAGTGTCTTTGATTCTTTAGGCATCGCACGCTGTCTTAACGAATCTGGATCACAATTATTAAGTATTCGTTTTAAAGTCGTCTCGCTAATAGCACCAGATTGAATAGCTTCCCATTCTTTATCGTTAATGATAATGTTTCTTTCTTTTCTCGCAATAGAGCCAACTTCTTCACGATATTTAGTCAGAGCAACTTGTCCTGCTTTCTTAATATCTTTAGATTTTAATTTCTCGCCTGCTTCTTCAGCAGCTTTCTTCTTAGCAGCGACAGTGGCTGCTGCCATTCTATTGGCAGTTCTTTCTCTAACAGTATTAAGCTCTGCCTTTCTAAGTTTTTCAGTAAGACTTTCTACTTCGTTTTCGTATTTCCTCTTAGCATCTCTGTTATAGGCGATTTTCCCTGTATTCACCATTTCAGACCGTGCTTTATTACCCATTGCTTTCATACTATTGGCGTATTCAGCATATACGAGTTCCATAGGATGTTTACGCTCAGATACTAATGACATAGCATCGTCAGTCTCCGCCATCTTAGTAGACTTTTGAGTCCGAGTCTTAACTACTTCTGTAGTTTCACCTGTACGTTTATTAACCTTAGTTATTGTATAATCAGCATCATCGGCTTTTCTATAAATCAAAGCTCCTTCTGGCCTTGATGGGTCATACCAATCCTTACCTTTCTGATTAATCTTAGGGGTTCCTTGTCGTTTAACTACATCTTTCTCCCCTGAACCACGAGATACAATAGTAGAAGCTCCACCTCTTGCTTTACCTTGGTATTTCTTCATAAGAGCTGATATATTGTTATCTTTTTCAGAAGCTTTGTAATCGAGCTTATGCTTCTCCGCATCGATTACAACCATTGAATGTTTAACAGCTCGGGCTATTTCATGATCATCAGCTCCAAGCAATGTCATATCTGTGATAAGATTTGAGATTCGACCCATCTCAGTATCTGTCTTCTTCATAATCTGAACTTCGTTGCCGTTACGATAGTAATGTTCTTTTTTGTCAGGGCCAATTTTCATCACTGTTCCGTATTCTAACTTATTATCAAAGCCCTCCAATTCTTTTAATGGTGGTTTGTTAGCAACTTTTACTTTACCATTACCTGTAGGTATACACATTACAGTGTCGCCATCAAAATCAGCCCCGGACAATCGTTCTGCCACCTTACTATTAATTCCAATAGCATCAACGGAAGTCTTACCAATCATCTTAATACCTTCCCTATTTTTATTGTTTACTGTAACAATAGGTATTTCAAAGGTTCCACCATGAGGGTATCTGATGAGAGCAAGTTTAGTTCCATCAGCATAATTAGGAGCATACACCTCTCTATCGCTCATCGTTGTCATTGGCAATATTACATGGTATTTCTGTCCGGGTAATGCCGCCGCTTTCATATGGACAGCCGCTGAATCACACGACTGAGCAAATTTATTTAGATAATATTTTTTAATAGTCGGGTTAGTGAGTGCCATGATCTCCGCAAACTCTTCTTCTTTATTAGCCTTAGCTATACCGAGCTGTTTTTCAGCCATGGATTTCGTTTGCTTTGATAAGAACTGAGAAGGAAGCGCATCTTTCCATTCGGTCCAATCACCTTCGTCCGATCTTTTATTAATAAGACCAAGTTTCTTTTTACCTGACTTGTCTGTGTACCAATATTGTCCGCCTTGGTCAGCGTCTTTAATGAGTGAGCCGAATGGGTTATCAGGGTCTGATTTAATATCTTTCAATACTTCCAGCTTAGATTTGTCTTTGTGTTTGTTGGTATTAAATATTACATCAACACCTGGTGGAAAATCCTTCGGATCACCATACACTGCCATACCTTTTATGTATTTCTTATTGTCAACCATGATACGAACCTGCGAATATCGAGATTCACCAAGTGATAAATCAGGAACACCAGGGCGAAGCTGAACAAGACCATCTCGTTCCACACCGCCGTCTTCAGCATATCTTATCTTCAATCGTTTAGAATCCATACTTTCTGGATAATGGAATTTCTTTTCAAAAGTTTTTCCATCGTCTCTCGAAATATAGTCTTTCACAGTATCAATTTTATCGAGTTGATAAATATCTTTATGCTCTGTCCCTGGTTTGCATAATACTTTTTGTGTTGTCATTTGACCCTTATTTGTTACTTGATCAAATCGACCACTATATACTTCATAGTGACCCTCTGCCTGAAGCATGAACAACGCTTGGTCTAATTTTTCTTTAGAAATACGAAGTTCTTTCTCTACGCCGTTTCCGACATCAATCATACCATGTCGGCTACTATCAACTCTTTCTTTAAGAAAATCAGCAGTATCTCTAGCCTGCTTCATTCGAGATTCACGATCGGAATTAAGAAGCGATCTTACCGAGGATTCATTGATACCCATTTTTCTACCAATCTCAGATACATTCATGCCCTCTTTTCCTTTAAGTCGCTTTGCAGTAGCTACGTCATCAGTTCTACGAGCATCTTTTGCGATTGCATACACTGTACGAAAATCAGTGGATGAATACCCGAGAGACTTTGCAATGGCATTGTCCCCTGTATATTTCTTACCGGTTTTCGGGTCAGTGTATGTGAATCCGGATTTACGCATCTCTTCTACTCTACTAACAAAATCTCTACTATGCTGATAAGGTTCATCTCCAGACCCCCAAGGATAGCGACCAGAACGGCGAGGCATACCATAATGCTCTAATACTTCTTTATCGGTTTCAGAACCACAACCGTAATATGATTCAATCTCTTCTGCTATAGGATTCATATGGTTATACCTCCTTACCTTCCACTGACGCTAATAACTTATCAAGATGAATGATTCTATCCATGATGTGTGTTATGGCGTCTACTTCTGGATGATGAACTAATACTTCATCCTGTTTGTATAATCTAAGTTCTATATCGATTGAGCCTGGTTTAATTTTGTACTCTAAACAAAATAAAGCAGCATACACTTCAAGCTGCTCTATATGGTCCTCTATTTTTCCGGTTTTTCCGGTTTTTAAATCGTGTATTCTTAACATGTTGTTTCTGAAAGATATAGCATCTGCTGTACCAAAGAATCTCTCAGAATAAAACAAAACAACCTCAGTGCTCATCTTGAACCCGATAGCATCATTTACGTATGAGTAAAGAGTTTTTTTAGAGCGAGGTTGTTTTATTCCTAAGTCGATTGTCTGTTTAGCCCATGCGTGCAATTTAGTTCCCATTTCTGCGGCTTTTTTATTGTTATACACTTCTAATGCTTTATCATCATTGTATCTAAGCCAAGCACTAGAACTTGCACTAAATGGTGCATGTAAACCCTCAAGTCGTGTATGCTTTTCAAATATCATGTTTTGCCTCCTTAATTGAAGTGCTGATCAAGTTCCTCTAACACTTCATCTTTGTTCTCGGGATATATAAATCTCGAAAACGACATGTCGTTCATTTTGTTCACATAATATTCCTGATTCGGTCTATGCGAAGCAGTCTTACTTCTTTTGTTTTCTAAAGTAGCCCAACGATTCTTGTAAAGAATGAGGAAATCTGGAATACCTTGAATGTACCCCGAATCAAGTTTTGTTATGATACATCCCGGATACCTTTTCTTTAATTCTTTTTTAAGATCTGCCTGAAATTCACTCTCACGCATAACTAAACCCCTTTCTGTAAATATGGGCTTTGTGGGACTCGAACCCACGACATACGGCGTATAAGGCCGGCGCTCTCACCTACTGAGCTAAAAGCCAAAAATAAAAAGAAGACAACAAATCGGTTATCTTCTCTCTATAAAAGGGGATGTTATTTTAGCGTGCTAATTTGTTCGCACTCGTTTAAAATGGTATCCTTTATGCGTCTTACGGTTTCTCTTTCCATTCAGAATATCGCATACAACACTCGAGCTACCATGTATGGCTTCGGCGCACTCTCGAATTGTATTAAAACTCTCTCCGGTCTCAACTATCATTATTTGAGGAGTTTCTTTTATTACTGGGTCCGCACCCTCTTTGACTATGTGATATCCTTTACATGTATTAAATCCTGGCTCACGATTGACGACTCTGCTTATATATGCTGGGTTTCCGCCAATATAATCAGCACAAGCTTTAATAGAATTAAATTTCTCGCCGGTTTCAACTATTGTCACAGCAACCCCTTTTCTTTTTGTATTAAACGAATTCAATGCATATTTCCTTTCCAACAAAAAAAGAGGGCTAGTTAGACTAGCGCCTCTAATATTTTTATTTGTATACATCCTCAACATAAATAAAATCTTCGACTCGACATTTCAATGCTTTAGCAATCTTAAAAAGATTATCGATTGTCGGTGATGTACATCCATTCATGTAGTTACTTATGGTTCCTTGAGATATCCCAGTCATTTCTGATAATTCAGATTGACGAATCCCTGATTGTTGTATTTTAGAATATAATCTGATGTGAACATCTTTATGAAACCATTTTTCTGTTAGCTCGTTAAAACCGTTTGGGATACGTCTGGTGTATTGTTGGCTTGCGTCATATATGTATTTTTTATTATTATCCATAGCAAAGCATATCTCATATTCCCCAATCTGCTTAGCATATATCACATCATCAATAGTTTGGCCGTAGAATACTCCTGAGAGATTAAACTCATCCCATAACCACTCATCAATATTAAAACCATTTTCTTTATGCATATCGCTCTCCTTTTTATATCTCGACTAAAGACGATGTAAGTGGAATAATATCTTCAAACTCACAACCAAGAGCATAACAAATATTTGATATTGTTTTCATGGTAGGCATCTGTTTTGCGTTCAAATATTTACTTATCGTACTTTTTCCTATATTGCTTCGTTTA